TGAATGTCACTACTCAAGAGAGAGACTCCTCCCAAGTAGCTAGTGAGATCCAAGAAAAGCTGGCTGGATTACTGGGATCTGGGGAGATCGATAAGGAAGAATCAGAGGCCGATCACGAGAATGTTCACTGATGCGCTAACCTGGATGAAAACCCAGGATGGGTTTTCACCTGGGGCCACCCCCCTGTACGCACACGCGCACACATATACATATACATAGTAATCCACTCAAATAATTACAATTTTTTCTAAAATTACACCTGGGTTTACTTAAGCTCTTCCCTTTTTTTCTCAGAAAACACACTAGGAGTCCCATATGCCCAAAAATTTTTTTTAAATTTTCGAGTTATTCTGTTGCTTTCCTTGTCAATACCCTTAATATGCTAAACTGTTAGTTTCAAGTTATGCCTTAGTAGGCTACTTAGCTAATGCATAACTTAGTCTTAGTGAAACGAGTAATGCCCTGACGGGCATGTAGTTAACAAGTCTTAGAGATCACTTAGACTTAGTAGACTACTTAGGGGAACATATGCCCTTAAAAGACAGAGTAGATCCAGATTTATTAAAAAATGTAGGGAACCTTCCTGTGTCTGATCAGGAGGAGATTCTTAACTTAATAGAAGAGCTGGAGGAGGCTGAAAGAAAGGAAGCCGCACATAATTCTTTTATGAGTTTTGTAAAGTATGCGTGGCCTGCCTTTATCGAGGGGAGACACCACAAGATCATGGGTAACGCCTTTGATCGGGTTGCCAGTGGTGAGTTAAAGCGTTTAATCGTTAATATGCCACCACGACATACCAAGTCCGAGTTTGCATCATATTTATTACCGGCATGGTTTCTGGGCAAATACCCTGAAAAGAAGATTATACAAACAGCACACACCGCAGAGCTTTCCGTTGGATTCGGTAGAAAGGTTCGTAACCTAGTAGATAGTGATGATTTCAAGAAGGTATTTTCCAAGGTTGCATTAAGGGCCGACTCAAAGGCAGCGGGCCGGTGGAGTACCAACGAGGGCGGTGAGTATTTCGCTATTGGTGTTGGCGGTGCGGTGACAGGTAAGGGTGCCGATCTATTAATAATAGATGACCCCCATAGTGAGCAAGAGGGTCAGAGTTCAGATCCCTCTGTTTTTGATAAAACCCATGAATGGTACACATCAGGGCCAAGACAGAGACTACAGCCTGGGGGAGCGATTGTTTTAGTGATGACTCGGTGGCACAAACGTGACCTGACGGGACAGATACTTAAATCATCACTACAGAGATCCGGCACCGATGAGTGGGAGGTTATAGAGTTTCCGGCGATTATGCCCTCAGGAAACCCTTTGTGGCCTGAGTTTTGGCCAAAGGAAGAGCTTGATTCATTAAAAAATGAACTACCCTCGCCCAAATGGAACGCCCAATACCAGCAAAACCCCACCTCAGAGGAAGGGGCGCTGGTTAAAAGGGAATGGTGGCGTGAGTGGGAAGAGGATCGCCCCCCACCTTGCGAGTTTATTATACAGTCCTGGGACACAGCATTTTTAAAGACCCAGCGTTCAGACTACTCAGCCTGCACAACGTGGGGTGTATTCTACAAAACAGATGATGAGGGCCTTCAACAGCCTAACATTATATTAATGGACGCATTTAAAGAGCGTCTTGAGTTTCCGGAACTTAAGAAAAAAGCCTACGAACACTGGTCTGAGTGGCAACCTGATGCCTTTGTGGTGGAAGCTAAAGCTGCTGGGACACCGTTAATATTTGAATTACGGGCGATGGGTATTCCTGTAAGTGAATACACACCTTCTAGGGGGAACGACAAAATATCCAGAGTTAATGCGGTATCTGATTTGTTTGCATCAGGGATCGTTTGGGCACCCAAACTGCGATATGCGGAAGAGGTGATCGAGGAGTTTGCGTCATTTCCTGCCGGAGAGCATGACGATCTGGTGGATTCATCCACACAGGCGCTGCTTAGATTCAGGCAGGGAGGCTTTTTAAAGCTAAACTCTGATGAAGAAGACGAGCCTTTCTACAATAAAAAAGCAAATTATTACTAGGATTGATGCATGACTGATAAGAAAAAACCCGCCTACTTCAGGCTGATGAAGCTTAGAGAAGAAAAGGAAGCAAAGAAAAGCAAGCCTACTAGTGGCTTAAAAGGCACAAAGCTGGATCGTGAGAGGGGCGACTCCTCTAAGTCACTAGATCCTAAATCGTTAACAGCCTCAGGAAGAAAGGCCGCTGGGAGAACAAAACAGAGTAGACGGGGGACAGCCAAGATAGAAAAGGCTAGGCCAGCGTATACTGAAGTGGAAAGACCACCTAAAACAAAATTAAAGGCTGGCGGTAGAGTCAGAATGGACGGTACAGCAAAACCAAGATAAGGAGCCTGATGGCTTTCCTTCAAAGCAATATCCCGCATTTTAAATGCTGGGTTAGGAAAGAATACACCCACAACCACCAGAAGTATCATGGTGAGTTTATCCATGCGATGGCGATTGCGGTGACCTCTATTCCCTGTAGATCCTTAAGTTTTCAAATGATATTTACAGGGGCAGAGACATACGACACAGATGAACCAAATGTTCATGGCGGTGCTATGTGGGCCAGGATGCCAATCACAGGTTTAGTGGCAGACACCCCACTAGAGGAATGGCCTGAGCCAATGCCGGTGTGGGCAGCACAGCCTTGGGATTGTTCGTCGAGGACACACAGCGCCTATGTCTTGGACAGGGCGACCCCGTGTCCCTGGCTTGCCAAGATTGATAACGAGTTCTACCCAGCCAAGTATTACTTCACAGTAGACTACACCGACTCGGAGATAGCAGACGATCCAGCCCAGCACAAACAGTCCCATGTAATGGAGCTATTGGATGCTGGCAAGTGGACAGGTAATATCGTGGCACTACCTAATAATCGTGTTAGGGTGACTCACCCCGCATGGTTTGAGACAGGAGAGGGTGCGCCAGACTTTAGGCCATCACAATATATTCATTACAGCAAGTCAGATCTTGACTACACGCTGGATGTAAACAAGGTTTTTGATAACTTATATGCAGAGGATTCGGATGAAGAAGAGTAAAGGTTACGCTCGTGGTGGAAGAATGAAGTCTAAGATGAGCGCAAAAGGTATGTCTAAAGGCGGAAAGCTTCCTATGGTTGAAAAGGGCGGAAAGCAAGTTCCTTTTTTTGCTGCTGATGGTAAAGGTAAAATGGCTAATGGTGGGGCAGTTCCTACCACAAAAGGTTATTTTAGAGGTGGCAAAACCATGAATACCAAAGGCTCTAGTGCTGGCGGAAAAATGAAGTCAAAAGGAATGGCTGCTGGCGGAACTGTCGCAAGAGGCAGTGGCGCTGCTAGAACTCAGTATTTCAGGAAAAATGGATAAATGGCTATCGATAAGCCATTTAGCGGGTCTCCGTTAAGCTATTCTCCTTCAAATGAAGAAGAGAGCGCCCTTGAGATAGAAATCGAAAACCCAGAGTCTGTGTCTATTGAGACCGAGGATGGGGGTGTAATACTCGATTTTGATCCAGACGCTGCTACATTGCATCAGCTTGGAAGGTTGCCTCATGATGCAAATCTGGCAGAGGTTATTGGCGAGGGAGATCTTAACGGAGTTGCCTCTGAGCTTATTGGCTTGTTTCAGTCAGATAAAGAAAGCAGAGCAGACTGGGAAAGATCTTACGTTGACGGCCTTGATCTCCTTGGTTTAAAGCACGAAGACAGGACAACGCCTTGGGATGGTGCCTGTGGTGTCTTCCACCCACTCCTGTCTGAGTCGGTAATTAAATTTCAATCTCAGGCAATACAGGAAATATTCCCTGCATCTGGGCCTGTAAAAACATCCATAGTCGGCAAGATGACCGATGAAAAAGAAAAGCAAGCCCACAGGGTTCAGGATTATCTTAACTACCTGTTAACTGAACAGATGACTGAGTATCGGTCTGAGACAGAAAAAATGCTGTTCTCTCTACCGCTCGCTGGTAGCGCCTTCAGGAAGGTTTACTACGACCCTAATATGCAAAGACCCTGTAGTATGTTTGTCCCCTCAGAGGACTTTGTAGTGAGCTATGGGGCCTCTGATCTGACTACCTGTGAAAGATCTACTCATATTATGAAAAGAAGCCCTAATGATGTTAGGAAGCTTCAGTTTTCTGGATTTTATAAGGACGTTGAAATACAGCCAGCGTCTCCAGATGTGGATCGTGTTGAAGAAAAATACAACTCCCTGACTGGTGACAACACCAGTTATGAGTATGACTCAAGGCATACGATCCTTGAGATGCACGTTAATCTTGATTTGATTGGATTTGAAGACACCGACAAAGGTGAGCCTACAGGAATACAACTTCCTTATGTAGTTTCGATAGATCAGGGATCTCGTGAGATATTATCGATAAGACGCAATTGGTATGAAGATGATCCTTTAAAATCAAAGAGAGAGCATTTTGTTCACTACCAATATATACCTGGTTTAGGGTTTTACGGGTTTGGTTTGATCCATATGATAGGTGGTCTGGCTAAGTCAGCGACCTCATTACTTAGACAATTGGTAGACGCAGGTACGTTGTCTAACTTACCAGGAGGTTTGAAGGCTAGAGGTCTGAGAATCAAGGGAGATGACACCCCTATTATGCCTGGGGAGTTCCGAGATGTGGACGTTCCTGGTGGCGCGATCAGAGATAATATTAGTTTTCTCCCGTACAAAGAGCCAAGCAATGTTTTATATCAGTTATTAGGCGACATCGTTGAGGAGGGGAGAAGGTTTGCGTCTGCCGCTGATGTAAAAGCTGCTGATATGAACGCAGAGGCTCCCGTTGGCACTACATTGGCTATATTAGAGCGGTCAATGAAGGTGATGAGTGCTATTCAGGCAAGGCTACACGCCTCTATGAGGATAGAATTACGCCTTTTAAGCAACTGTGTCCGTGATTTTGGGCCAGAGCAGTACCCGTATTTTGAAGAAAAAGACGATATCGTCTCTGAAGACTTTGATGAGAGGGTAGATATCATCCCCGTTAGCGATCCTAACGCTGGAACCAT